GCCGACTTGGCAGTGATTGTGGCGACATTTACTACGTTTGGTGCGGCCATGTGGCTTCTCCTTAACCGAAGACAATCGCCATTGCGATTGCCTTACCTGTTGTTGCAGCGGCATTAAGCTGCGGTTGAATGGCCGATGTTACGCCATCTAAGTAATTAAGCTCGGCGGTTGAGATAACTGCGCCGTCAAGAATTTCAAACTCGGTGTTATTAACGCCGCCAAGAAGCGTGTCAACAGCGCCCCAGTTAGCGTTGAGCTTTGTACCCCAAGTGTCCTCGGATGCGCCGACTTCCGGCTGGACCCAGCCATAGTTTGTTGTAGTTCCATCAGCCATTACGCGGCCCTCTCTAAGTAATCTGCCTCTGTCCAGCTTGTTGTCGGCTCAGCTGCCTCAAGCCACTTGTAACGGGCTGAGACGCTTTGCACAATGCCAAACCTATCTGAAGCCGCCATTAGTCTAACACGGTTATACACTATATCCGTGGATATTGAAACAGTTGGGGTTGCAGCCCCTACAACATCAATAACCGCGTTTGATGTTGTCGTAATAGCAATAGCTGGAGCCGCCGAAACATTCCGGGTGACTTGCGCCGAGGCCGTTGCGCTGACGCCAATAGCCGTTGCAGCCGCACCTTCCTCGATGCTGATATTCTTGCCGTAAATATAGGAGCCGAAGGTATTACGGCCGTAGCCGGGGCGGAAGCCGGGTATGACTTCATATGTGATAGCAGACACGCTGGCAATCCCGCCGAGGCTAATGTCTGCCGCCGCATCAGCGACGCGGATGGCAGTCGGCTGGGAGGAGCTGACAGCTATGGCGGCGGTTGCAGATGCGCTAACGACCGTGACAGCGCTAGACGCTGCGGAAACGCCGATAGATGCAGAGGCCGCAGCCTGCGTTGTCTCAGGCTCGCCGTATAGACCGGAGTTGAAAACCCCAGAGCTATATGTGGAGCGCAGCGCCATTAGCTTGCCGTGATGTCAAGATCGCCAGTTGGGATGCGGAACACATCGCCATCGTTGATGGCTTTGGCGGTGGTGAGCGCAGAGTGAATAATCATGTTGCCGCCTGAGGCCGCATCCATAATTCCGATCCACCCGATTGTACCCCAGTTGCCGCCAGTGGCCGCAGGGAACTCAACGCCAGCAGTATTAGAAGCGACATCGTTTGTTACTGAAAATGTAACCGCCGTCCGAGCGTAGCCGCTGCCAGCGACCTCAGTGCCAGCGGCGCCGGTGTCAGTTGGGTCAGATGTAAACAGGCCGATGTACCAATTTGTTGGTCGCGTCACGCTGCCCGTAGTCAATAAGTAATTGAGCGTGTGGGTCTCAAAAGCATTAGTTAAAGACATTTAGTCTCTCCGATCAGATATATCTTCGGCGCATTGTACACCATTGTGAAATTAATAGCCAGACGTCCGCATACGGAGGCCAGAGCCGGCGGATCTTGTTTCGTCAGACGACTTTTGGAGCGACTGTATCGCGTTTGAGTAGAGCGAAGCCCAAACCTGCGTCCGTGCGTCATCGTTTAAGTACGGGGCCGATTGCACCAAGGCGCCGTATAGGTAGGCGTCTGGGGCGTCCTGCAACAGCCAGTTGTATGAGTTGGTGGCGCTCAGCGCCGGGGTCTTGCCGAAATACATCAGTTGCATCTGGTATTCGGTGTCTGGCGTTGGAAACACCTCGATCTCGTGTCCGACATTGGCGTAGAGGCGCGGGCGGCCGCTCTGGTCGTTGTTCTGCTGACGCAGCTGGGCCAAGTCGTCGATTGACGTGGCCTCGATGCGAAACGTGTTGCCAGACGTGATTGTGAAGCGCATTGTCTGCACCCAGTCTTCCGGCACTTGCACATAGCGGCTATCGAGCGTCGCGTCGGCGCGCTGCACCATCTTGTAGTGCCGCAAGTCGCGGTCAATGCTGCTCTCGGCCAACGCGATAAAGTCTGGTATGACCGCCGTCAGGTCGTCCCGGTTTAGCCAACTGGCGATTGATGCCTTGAGCTCGTCATACGTTGTGATCGCCATTACAGTGTACCTTCTCGCGTGCGAAACGCCTGATTTTCCGATTGGTTCAGCCACTTCTTGAGTGCCTTCGGATCGTCGGCGATGCCTTGCTTCTTGAGCTCATAATACACGGAAAGCGGGATGGAGGCCACCTTGGCGTGTTCTCCGAATTTTCCCGACACGTCGTTGTACGAGCGCTTGTTTGCTTCGATGATCTTTGTGCTGTCCTGCACGGTCTCAATGACATACTCGCCATTACTTTTGACGTGCCAAAATTTCGTAATCCCTGTCGCCTCGTCGCGGCTAAAAAGTCTTTTCATCTTGCCCTCCAGAGTAATGGGGCGACCGAAGCCGCCCCACCAATTTTAAGTTTCGTTCAAGTCAGCGATCAAGCCGTGAGCTTTTTCGTTGGATACCTTGAGGCCGGTTTCGCAGATTAGCATTTTCTTCTCGGCGTCGCCTGTTTTGGCAAGATCCACTGCTTGGATCGGACGCAGAGTTGCGATTGACGCGTACTCGGTGTCTAGGCACCATGCGTCTCTTTCGCGAGAAAACCTATTAGGAACAACGGTTAAGGCGCCAAAATCTGACAGATAAACGTCAGCTGCACCGATGATGGTTGTTGGGCCATCAGTTGGTGCTTGGTAACGCTGAGCCGCAATACCAGCGAAGCCGGACACGACCGTTTTGTTGTACGGGCCAACCATCAACATGGATGGATTTCCGCCTTGTTTGTATGCCAGCTGCATAACATCCTTCAGCATGGCTTCAGTGAAGTCACGCTTCGTGCCGTCGTTACGAGCATCGGATCCATCTGCCGCAGTCGGGTTAGTACCGTCGCCAGCTTTGTTGACGTTGGTTGCAACCCACGCACCCAAACCAGCAGTTACGCGACCAGCTGAAGCTGAGCCGGCGGAACGGGCTGTATTGCCTGTGTAGATTGTTTCCAAGTCGCGCTTGATCTCCTTGCCGCGCTTGGCAAGTTGATATGCGACTTCGTCGTTGCGGCCAGCCAAGTCTTGGAAGCCGAGGTTGTCAGCAATAATCATGCTGCGACGACGGATCTGAGTGTAGTTACCCACGCGGACTGTGGCGGTAGTGCTGTCGAACGATGCGACATCGTCGCCGTCAATTACTGGCGTGACGTCAACATTAGCCAAGTCATCGACCTGCCACTCAAAAAATGTGTTGGACACATTTTCGGAGCCGACGTTAGATGTGAAGGGTGTCTCTTCGGGGGCTATGTTACTGATAACATTAGCTAATTCTTCTCGGATACCCTTAGCGTCAAAAGACGTAAAGGTGTTTGCAATGATAGTCATAGTTTATGCTCCTATAGCAAGGCTTTGATTGCGGCCGCGGCGTCGTTGACGCGACCAGTTTTTCGTGCGCGGTTCTGCGCTTCCTGTGCTGCTGAGGTGCGTTTAGGCTGTGACGCTCTGGAACCCGATTTCAATGTCTTGGTGCGCGACTTCTTAGGTTTAGCTTTAACCTCGTTTGCCCGCGTTTCTCCACGATCATATAACATCGCTTTCCTCGCTAATTTCACAAGCGTTGCATTTGACATCCCGCTAACGTCTTGCTCGCTGAAACCTTCGCCGAGTAGGAAGTCCCGGATCTGGGTTGCTTCCGTGGCGGCGACTTTGCTGTCACGCCACTCGGGTATGATGTCAGGCAAGATATGACGCTGCTGCTCCAAATACGATTGCTGCATCTGCTCTTGCTTCTGCGTTGCAATCTGTTGCATTCTTTGCTGCTCAGCTTGGACGGCTTGGAGCTGCGCTGTGCGCCCCTCCTGTTCCTTCCTCCACTGGCGTTCCGCCTTCGCTGCCATTACGGGGTCTGTGTCATACAGAGTGTCCCAGTCCGGCTCCTGTTCCGCTGCCTGTTGAATGCGCTCTGCCATAGCCGGCAGTAGTTGCGCATATTCAGCACGCTCACGCTCAATCTCCTGATACTGCGCTTCCATAGCCTTTCGGTTTTCGGCGAGCTCCTGAGTTTTACGCGTGTAGTCCTTCTGCCGGAGGTGTCCGCTGCGCAGCTCCTCAATGGTTATCTCTTCGCCATCGACCTCAATGGTCGAAGACAAATCAAGAGATCCATATTGGTCGCCGGCGTCGTCGCCTTCGTCGTCCAGATCGCTTTCAGACCCCTCAACGGCAGAGTTATCAGCTTGCGCCTCATACTCTTCCTCTTGGCCATCCGGCATTTCGGCTTCGTCCACTTGCGCGGCTTCTGCCTCAAGCGCATCGTCCGTCGTCACGTTATCCTCTTGAGGCGTGAGCATACTTCTGATTGCATTCTGAGCGCTGTACAGGTCAGTTCCTTGCGGAGTGCTGTTGTCTGCCATCTCATTCTTCCTCTATTATGCTACTTTTTCATCTTCATTTCAATAGTAGCGTTA